TCGACAAGGAAGAGGGGATCCTCTACTCACACCAGAAGCCCATAGGCAAGACCCGCTTCACCGAGAGAGTGATCGACCTGTTCGCGAAACTCGTACCCGAGGAGAGACCATGACGGCCCGCAAGGTCACAGCCCCACCAGTCACCGTGGTGAGGGCAATCAAGCACAAGGTGTCCATGGGTCACTTCGAGGGGATCGAGACGTTCGCGTCGATCTCCACCGAGGTGCCAGCAGATGCCGACATGGCTGAAGTGCGTGGCAAACTTGACGACCTGCTTCAGGTTCTGGTCCAATCAGACCTCGAAGAGGCCGCCGCAATCACCGCAGAGAAGAAGACCTACATCCAGTACTGGAAAGAAGGAAACTGATGGCACGCCAGATCACCCGTGGCAACACCCGCCGCTCCACCGCCGTGGACGAAGAGGAGAAGCCGAGCCGCAGGGCGGGCTCGCGCCGCCCGGCCCGCGACGCCACCGACCACGAGCCCACCAGGGGGAGCATCTCCAAGGGCTGGGACTCGTTCAAGAAGTACGCCGAGGAGACGAAGGGCGGTGACTTCGCCGACGACTTCGAGTTGGATGGTGACGACGCGGTCATCATCAAGATCCTCGATGACATCCCGATCACCTACAAGCAGCACTGGATCGAGGGACTCGGCAAGGGAAAGAAGAAGTCCTACGTCTGCATGGCAGAGAAGAAGGGCGACCAGTGCCCGCTGTGTGACGACCTCGGCGACAAGCCACGCGCGATCGGGTGCTACAACGTCGTGGACTTCACCGACCCCGACGAGCCCGTCGTCAAGGTGCTCCGACAGGGGCCGCAGGTCAACAACATGCTGATGAACTTCGCGAAGGACGAGAAGAAGACCGGTCCGCTCAGCAGGCCGGACGTCTACTTCGCGATCAGCAAGACGACGGTCAACAAGAAGGTCCAGTACTCCGTGCTCCCGGTCAAGGCTCGGGACCTGAAGGAGGACTGGGACATCGAGGAGTTGACCGACGAGGAACTCGACCAGTTCGATGCTGAGGCGTACGAGGAGGAGCAGATCATCCGCTCCCAGACCAGGGCCGAACTCGAAGACGTAGTTTCGGCAGTCCTCTAAGCCGCTGTCCCGGGTAGGTACCGCTACCACCTACCCGGGGCAGCACCCACCACTGATTCGGAGCACTGCATGCGTCGACTGGCAACGCCGGTCATCCTGGACCCGCGCGAGTTGAAGGAACAGGTCGCGTACTTCAGCGACCAGGAGGCCTTCTCCTTCGACGTGGAGTCCACCGGAGAGAACCGCAACGTGCCGAGCCAGAACGTCGTCAACTGGATGTCCATGGCCACGCACGGCCGCGCCATCGTCATCCCCTTCGGCCACCCCAACGGCACCGAGTTGCTGTCGCGAGCCACGAAGAGACTCGACAAGGCCACGAAGAAGTTCATCCAGATCCCCGCTCGCTACTCCGAGCCCCCGGACCAGATGCGTCCGAGCGAGGTCTTCGGACTGCTGGAGCCGCTGTTCTTCAACACGGAGCAGGTCAAGGTGGCGCACAACGCTACGTTCGACCTGATCTCCATGGCGAAGTACTACGGTGGCGAGGCCCCTCTTCCTCCCTACGCTGACACCATCGTCATGCAGTGGTTGCTGGACGAGAACCTGAATCAGAAGGGCCTGAAGGACCTCGTCCGCAAGTACTACGACCTCACCTACGACCACGACAACGTCGGCCGCTGCGTCGAGGCGCACGCCCTGGACACCGTCGCGCACTACGCACTCATGGACGCCCGGTACACCTGGTTCCTGTACCAGCGCTTCCTCCCGCTCATCGAGGCGGAGAGGCTGACCGGTGTCTTCGACCTGGAGATGGACCTCATCGAGGCGCTGCTCGGCATGGGATTGGAAGGCGCCCCGGTAGACGTCGCGGCCATCAAGGAACTGGAGACGGACCTGTCGGCTCGACTCGTGGAGCACGAGGCTGCCATCTACAAGGCGGCCGGGCAGAGGTTCAACATCAACAGCAACCCCCAGAAGCAGAAGGTCCTATTCGGGCCGAAGTCCGAGGGAGGCCAGGGTCTGAAGCCGAAGAAGTTGACCCCAGGCGGAGCCCCGAGCACGGACGCTGAGGTGTTGGAGGCGTTCCCGAACAACGCTCTCGCCAAGGGGATGCTGGAGTACGCCGAGGTCAACAAACTGCTCGGTACCTACGTGCTCGGTTACCTCGGGGTCGAGGGGGATCCCGACAGGCCGTGCCGCATCTTCGACGGACGGATCCACGCCGACTTCGTGCAGTACGGGACGGTGACTGGCCGGTTCTCCTGCCGCGAGCCAAACCTCCAGAACATCCCGAGGCCGGACACCGATCTCGGCAAGAAGATCCGTGGCCTCTTCATCGCAGAGCCCGGACACAAACTGATCGTGGCGGACTACTCGCAGATCGAGATGGTGGTGCTCGCGCACTTCATCGGCAGCGGTGCGTTGTTCGACGGGCTGCACAACGGGCTCGACCCACACACTGCCACGGCTGCTGTGGTCTACGGCGTGCCTCCCGAAGAGGTCACGAAGGCGATGAGGCAGACCGCCAAGGGCATCAACTTCGCCGTGGTCTACGGCGCCGGGCCGGACAAGGTCGCAGCCATGGCCAACATCTCGGTCAAGGAAGCGAAGCGGTTCCTGGAGATCCACAAGAAGTCGTTCCCGGAGATCTACCGGTTCAAGGACGCCGTGATCAAGCGTGCCAAGACGCGTCGCCCCGCCAGCATCACCACGATGCTCGGTCGCAAGCGCAGGCTCCCCGCCATCTTCGCTCGCGAGTTCAAGGTCGCGGGCAAGGCGGAGCGGCAGGCAGTCAACTCCCTCATCCAGGGCAGCAGCGCTGACATCATCAAGTTGGCGATGATCAGGCTGCACCGTACGCTGCCGGAGGGCTCGCGCCTGCTGCTGTCGGTCCACGACGAACTGGTCACCATGGCACCAGACGATCTGGTCGAAGAGACAGTGGCCTGTGTTCAGGAGGCAATGCTCGGCCCCGGCATAGCGGACCTGCTGAAGGTGCCTGTACTGTCGGACGTGAAGGTTGTCGAGCGATGGGCGGAGGCGAAGTAGTGGAGCCTCCCTCGATCTTCCACCTGCCACCTGGTGAAGACGTCCCCTACGACATGAACCCGGCCATCCGCCGACAGATTGTGTGGGACGTCATCCCTCACCAGTTCATCCTCAATCAGGAGCACACCGACGACTGGGGAGTCAACATGTCCAGCGAAGATGTGCTGGAGATGGAGCACACTGACGCGCACGAGCGCGAGGACTTCGTGGCGCCGATTGTACCCGTGCTCGCAGTCATCGGAGCCATGGTTGGAGACGTGATTGCGCGCGCTATGCTGGTCTCCACCAAGGGCGAGGTGCCCCCTGAATACGCGGCGACTTTCACCGAGCAGGTGCAGTCGAACGTCATCGTCGGGTCTCGTTCCGTGATCATGGAGTTGCTCGACCTTGGCGTACTTGGAGTGAATGAGAATCTGGGGATTGAATCGTGAGCAACTTCTGGGCAGACCGACTTGGTACCGCACCTGCGGCACCTGCTGCGCCTCCTGCACAACCGCAGGCGGCCCCGCAGCAGGGTCCGTGGTGGCAGGCACCTCAGCCGGTTCAGCCCCAGCAGGCTCCACCGCAGCAGACCGTTGTGGTGGAGGAGGAGTACACCACGGACAAGGCGCAATCCGCCCGGTCCAACGAGACGTGTCCGGAGTGCGGCTCGGGGAACGTGTTCAAGCCCAAGGGGCAACCGAACGCGATGCCTCAGTGCTACCACTGCGGATGGAACCCACGCTTCGAGCACAGCACAGCCGGTGCCGGGATGCCCTCGGACAAGTCGGTACCGGTACAGTCAGCCAGACAGATCGCTGGAGGTGGTGGCGCAGGTGGAACGTCGAACTACCACCCAGAGCAGATCATCAACCCCGGCGCAACCATCCAGTAGTCCGATCCGACCGTGAGAGTGAGCCCTTCTGTGTCTACAGTCATGTCCTCGTTTGCCAGCACCATCTACCAGAACAAGTACGCCGAGCCCGGCGAGACGTGGGAGGACCATGGCCCCGGCAGCAAGTCCACGCCGAGACGCGTGGTCGAGAACGTCATGGGTCCGTACCTCCCGGAACTGGTCGAGGAGGTCATCGAACTCATCGCCTCGCGCAAGTTCATGCCGGGCGGTCGCTACCTCTACGCCAGTGGTAAGCACTTCCACCAGACACAGAACTGCCTCCTCACTGACGTCGAGGACTCCCGCGAGGCGTGGGCCGACCTCATGCAGCGCGTTACCAACGGGCTCATGACGGGAGCGGGTATCGGCACCGTCTACTCGAAGTTGCGCGAGAACGGCGCGCTCGTCAAGGGCATGGGCGGCAAGTCCACTGGACCGCTCGCTCTCATGCGGATGGTCAACGAGGCCGGGCGTCACATCATGCAGGGTGGCAGCCGCCGCTCCGCACTGTGGGCCGGGCTGCATTGGAACCACCCCGACGTCTTCGAGTTCATCGAGATGAAGAACTGGTCACGCGAGGTGCGCGACCTGAAGGAGAAGGACTTCAACTTCCCGGCCGACATGGACGGCACCAACATCTCCGTCATCCTGGACGACGACTTCTTCGCGGCGTACAACGACGAGGACAGTCACGCGCATCACTGGGCGCACAAGGTCTACTGGGCCGTCATCGATCGCATGCTGACTACCGGAGAGCCCGGCTTCAGCGTGGACGTCGGGGAGAACGCGGGCGAGCACCTCCGCAACGCCTGCACCGAGGTCACGAGCCGCGACGACAACGACATCTGCAACCTGGGGTCACTCAACCTCGCGCGCATCGAGACGTTGCAGGAGATGGAGAGGGCCACCGAACTGGCCACCGCCTTCCTCCTCTGCGGCACGATCTACTCCAAGGTCCCCTACGCGCAGGTGGATGACATCCGCCAGAAGAACCGCAGGCTCGGGCTCGGGATCATGGGTGTGGCGGAGTGGCTCGCAGTTCGCGGCCTACCCTACGCACCGAACCCCAACCTGGGACAGTGGCTCTCGGTCTACGCCCGCTCCGGCTCGTACGCCAACAAGTACGCCGACCGGCTCGGGGTGTCCCGTCCGATCAAGACGCGCGCCATCGCACCCACCGGCACCATTGGGATCCTTGCGGAGACTACGACCGGCATCGAGCCGATCTTCGCCAAGGCCCTGAAGCGCCGGTACCTCGTGGAGAAGACGTGGCACTTCCAGTACGTCATCGACGCCTCGGTGCAGCGGCTCGTGGACCAGGGGGTGGACCCCGACACGATCGAGGACGCCTACGACCTGGCCAAGGACCCGGGACGCCGTCTCGACTTCCAGGCGTGGGTGCAGACCTACGTCGACCACGGGATCTCCTCGACCCTCAACCTCCCGGCCCCGGCCGAGCAGTCCTTCTCGCACCGCGAGTTCGGTGACATCCTCATCGAGCGCCTTCCCCTCCTGCGAGGAGTCACGGTGTACCCGGATGGGGCCCGAGGCGGACAGCCGCTGACGACAGTGCCCTACGCCGAAGCGAAGGACTGGGTGGGCTTCGAGTACGAAGAGGTCGGCAACGGTCTGGCGTGTGTCTCTGGAGCCTGCGGAATCTAGTTCGCAGCATAGTAACTATGTTGGTGGCGCCTCCGTGGCGTGCGGGATAGCGTTGCTCCAACACCCGCACTCCACCGGAGGTACCACGGCATGGCAGGCATC